GACAGTTTGTAAACTCTAAAACACCATCAGTTATTACTTGGTCAGCACCTTCACCTATTACGCAAAAAGGTCCAACAGGAAGTACAGGTCCGACAGGTCCACAAGGTATTCAGGGTATTCAAGGTATACAAGGGGTTACTGGTCCGACAGGAGCAACTGGTCCTACGGGCGCAACAGGACCTACAGGGGCAACAGGACCTACAGGAGCACCTTCTACTATCATTGGTCCAACTGGTCCACAAGGGGCACAAGGACCACAAGGTATACAAGGTGTGCAAGGTCCACAAGGACCGACAGGTAATATTGGTTATACTGGACCCACAGGTCCAACTGGACAATTAGGTAATGTAGGTCCAACTGGACCAACAGGAGTTACTGGCGCAACAGGTCCTACTGGTCCAACTGGAATACAAGGTATTACAGGTCCAACAGGTCCGACAGGTCCAACAGGTACTGGTGGTCCTACAGGTCCTCAAGGAACATCAATAAATATCAAAGGTACTGTAGCAACACCTGCTGATTTACCTCCGACAGGAAATAACGTAGATGATGCATATATTGTTGCATCTAATGGTGATTTGTATATTTGGAATGGAACTGCCTGGTATAACGTAGGTCAAATAGTTGGACCCACAGGTGCTACTGGTCCTACAGGAGCTAATTCCACAGTTGCAGGTCCTACAGGTCCTACTGGCTCGACTGGAGCAATTGGTCCAACTGGTCCTACGGGTTCTCAAGGTATTGTGGGTCCGACTGGTCCTACTGGATCTCAGGGTAATGTTGGACCTACTGGACCTACTGGGGCACAAGGAAACATTGGTCCTACTGGATCACAAGGTGTACAAGGTGTTCAGGGTATTCAAGGAAATACTGGACCTACAGGACCTACTGGATCTCAAGGACCTACTGTATATCCTAGCGCAGGTATAGCAAACTCTACTGGTAGTGCTTGGGGTACAAGTTATGCAACCAATGTAGCAAATGGTGTTGCGGTTTATGATGCTAATTTTAATTTATCAACTAATTGTTTATTTGAAGGTTTTAATGGATTAACTGCAAGTGGAACAACTCAAGTTTTAACTGCGGCATCTGTACAAAATTGGTATGTAACTGGAACTGGTGGACAAACATTCCAACTACCAAACGCAACCACATTGCCAAATGGCGCAACATTTACATTTAATAATAATCAAAGTAGTGGTGCAATTACTTTAAATAACAACTCTGGCACATCAATAATATCTGGTGGAATCCCATCTGGTGGTTATGTAACTTTAGTATTGTTGTCAAATAGTAATGCAGCAGGAACTTGGGATTATCATTTTGCCGCACCATCAAATGTATCTTGGTCAACCAATACATTAAGTTATGCGGGTTCTATAACCAATGCAACGTGGAACGGAAACAACATAGCGTTAAACAAGGGCGGTACTAATGCCAGTTTAACGGCTAGTGCGGGTGCGGTTACATATTCTGGAGCAAGTGCTTTAGCTTTAAATACACCTGGTACGAGTGGACAACCTTTAGTGTCTGGCGGTACGGGCGCACCTACATTCACATCTGCACTAACTGGTCTAACTATAGACAACACAGTAATAGGAGGAACTACACCATCTACAGGTACGTTTACTACTATTACAGGACAGACTGAGACGTTAAAGGGTACGGGAAATAACGCTCTTATTTATTCAAATACATTTACTAATGCAGCATGGACTGCTGGAGCAGTTACTATTGCCACATCGGCAACAACAGACCCATTTGGTGGAACAAATGCTTATATCGTAACTGAAACAACTGCAACTGCTATTCATAATTATTTGCAAAATGCAACTATTTTTGCCAATACTTTTGTATTTAGTGGTTATTTTAAAAATGCTTCAGGTTCAAGATGGGTAAACTTTTCTTTTAATAGTGCAACATCTTACTGTCATTTTCAACCATCAACAGGAACTGTTGGAACATCTAGTAATGCAACAGGAACTGCTATTTCTGTAGGCAATGGTTGGTATAGGTTTTACATTGTATTTTCCTATATTGCGGCAACTAATGTTCCATTTGAATTTAGATTTAAACAAACAGACAATGGAGCTTCATCATATACTGGTGATGGAACTTCAGGTTTTTACATTTATGGCGCACAATTAGAAGTTGGTAATTTAATAAGCGCATACACCAATACAACCACTACCGCAATTTACGGGACACCAACGCTTTCATTTAGCGGTGTGTCAACAATAGGTTTACAGAACGATGGTTCTTTATTTGTCCAACCCGCAGGAACAGGCGCACTTCAGGCACAAAAAACAGATTCTACTGCTACAGGTGGTAATGCTAGGGGTGCTAATGCGGTTGATTGGCAGACATTAAGAAGTTCAGCTGGACAAGTTGCAAGTGGCATTGGCTCTGTTATTTCTGGAGGAAGAAATAATACATCAGGAGGTCCTGATTCATTTGTTGGAGGAGGAAACACAAATTCAAATACTTCTTCAAACCAAGGAACTTTAAGCGGTGGTTCTGCCAATACAGTAAGTGGCGCTTTTGCAACTTTAGCGGGTGGTTATTCAAATACTGCGGCAGGAGAGCAAAACTTTATTGGCGGTGGTTATGGAAATTCAGGAACTTCAGGTTCTACAGTAACAACTCAAACTACCACAATTGCTGTAACTGCAAGTACAACTCTTTATTTGTCTAGCACTAACGCAAACATTAAAGTCGGACAAGTTGTTATAGGTACAGGTGTTACTGGTTTCCCAAGAACTTACGCAACATCATCTGTAACAACAGGAACTCCTGCGGTGATGGCTACATCTACAATTAGTGGAACAACGCTAACTGTGGGTTCATTAACATCAGGAACTATTATTGCAGGTCAGGTATTAACAGGAACAGGGGTTACTACGGGAACATACATTGTTTCAGGCTCTGGTTCTACTTGGACAGTTTCAGCATCTCAGACAGTAGCCTCTACGACAATAACAGGAACTGCTTATACATTCACAATATCTCAAGCGGCAACAACTACTGCGGGTATAACACTATCTTTCTACACACCTCATGGAGTAGTAGTAGGAGGAGGAAATAACCAAGCAACAGGAGCATATAGCTTTGTTGGTGGTGGTGGTGATGCGGGTAATGCAAGTTATAGAAATTTAGCATCTGGAGATTATTCAGTTGTTGTTGGTGGAACAAATAATCAAGCAACAGGTCTTGCATCTTTTGTTGGTGGAGGAGGAACATATAGCACTAGTGGTGGTGGTATTGGAGGACATATTGCCTCTGGAGTTGCATCAACAATTTCTGGAGGTTTGTCTCACAGAGCATTAGGTGGTGGTTCAACAATATCTGGTGGAGATACTCATTATGCAGACGGAGGAAATTCAACTGTTATAGGTGGAAGAAGGGGGACAACAAGAGCAATTAATGGTTATACAGCAATGCCATCTTGTGTTGTTCCTATAAATGGAAACAATGGAGCAACTCAGGCGGGTTTATTAGTTATTGGTGTGCAAAGTACAACTACAGGCACATATATTTTAAAATCTGATACTTCAACTGCTAGTGCAACAAATCAAATGACTTTGGCAGCAGGGCAATCGGGTACAGTAACTGTTTATACATTTAGAGTGTTAATATCTGCTCATAATACTGCAACAACAGATGCAGCAGGATGGGAAATCAAAGGTGTAATATCAAGAGCCTCAACAGGAGTTGCTTCAACTGCATTAGTTGGAACACCATCGGTGACATTATTAGGAGCTACATCTGGTGCTATATCAGCAGGATGGGGTACAGTATCAAGCGTAGCGGCAGTAGCGGATACGACTAACGGAGCATTGCAAATTACTGCAACTGGAGTGGCATCTACTACAATCAATTGGTCAGCTAGGGTAGAAACTAACGAATTGACATATTAAGGAACTAACATGGCACTTAAACTAAACTTAGGCACAACACAATTTGGCGCACCTGCTCCACAGGCTTACGCTAGAGTCACGAACTTTTTTGGAAACAAAGACAACATCCAAGTTCAGGTGAGCGTACATTACAACGAAGATGCAAGACATGGAAATATGTCTCCTGTGATGGAACACGCACACTACATTGGACTAGCAGACTTAGCTGGTAAGGGTGAGTTGATGACTGCAATATACACAGTTCTTAAAACAATGGCTGAATACCAAGGCGCAACGGACGTTTAAAAATGGCTATTAACCAAGACAACGTAGCAGACAAACTTATCCCCACAACTGGTGGGTTAAGTGTTCAAGGGTTAATAATTAACTCTATGACTTTGAGTACGTCTGTGGTTATACCTACTGGTTATTCTGCTCATGCAATTGGACCTATTACATTAAGCAATGGAGTTACTGTTACTGTACCGAATGGATCTAGATTTTTGATTTTATAGGGATTAGATTATGAAAATAGCGGTTTGTGCAATTAGTAAAAATGAAGAAAAATTTGTAAAAAGATTTTGTGATTCTGCCAAAAGCGCAGACTTAATACTTATTGCAGATACTGGTTCAACTGACAATACTGTAGATTTGGCAATAGAAAATGGAGCAATAGTGCATGAAATATGTATTAATCCTTGGAGATTTGATCTTGCAAGAAATGCTGCTTTAGCTCTTTTGCCAAAATACATAGACATTGTTGTTAGTCTTGATTTAGATGAGGAGCTTCAGCCTGGTTGGCGAGAAGAAGTTGAAAGAGTTTGGACACCTGGAACAACCAGATTAAGATATAAATTTGATTGGGGTGCGGGAATTGCTTTTTATTATGAAAAGATTTTTGCTAAAAAAGGTTATTTTTTTCATCATGCGGTTCATGAATATCCAATTCCAGACCCAAGAACTGTAGAAGTTTGGGCACAAACAGATATGTTGTTAGTAGTTCATAAACCTGATCCAACAAAATCAAGAGGTCAATATATGGATTTACTAGAGATGGCGGTTAAAGAAGATCCACATTGTCCAAGGAATGCTTTTTATCATTGCAGAGAGTTAACCTTTAATTATCGTTGGCAAGAGGCTATAGATGCTTTACATAAGTATTTAAAGATGCCTGAAGCTACTTGGATTAATGAGAGATGCTATGCGATGAGGTTGTTAGGCAAAAGCTATGAAGAACTTGGTAACCATTGGGAATGCCTAAAATGGTACAGGTTGGCTTGTGCAGAAGCTCCTAACACTAGAGAGCCTTGGTTAGATTTGGCAATGTATTCTTACAGATGTTCTATGTGGGAAGAGTGTTATTCAAGTGCAATGACTGCTTTAAAGATTGTTGATAAGGAAGCGGTTTACACAATGGATCCAAGTGCTTGGACTGAAAAACTTTGGGATTTAGCCAGTATTTCTGCGTGGAATATTGGGCTAAAGGGAAAAGCAATTGAATTTTGTCAGAAAGCAGTAGAATTAAACCCTACGGACGTTAGGTTAATTAACAACTTATTGCAAATGCAAGAAGACTTAAATGATAACAAGTAGCTATTATTCTGGGAATGGTGAAAACAATGGGTTATATGGTAACCCAGGTGTAAACACAGTTACCTATTTTATATGGCCTATTTACATTCAAAGTGTTACTCAACCTGCAACACCAACTGGTGGTTCTTGGAACTTTACTACAAATGTAGGAACTCCTCCAACTGGATGGTCAGCAACACCAATAACGTCTACTGGTAATGATGTTTGGGTATCTGTTTCAGTAGTTAACTCTATTGCACCAACTGTACTTAGTTGGAGTACTCCTGCTCTTTATTTTGCACCGCCTATTAGCGGTCCCACGGGTCCTACGGGACCTTTGGGTCCAACAGGTCCTTATGGTGGTCCAACTGGACCGACAGGTCCTACAGGTCCTTTTGGTCCGACAGGACCTACGGGTCCTATTGCTTATTCTGGTTTGCCAGTATTGTTGTACACAGGGGTAACAAGGGTTGTACTGGCGGTAAATAGTTATATACAAGTTTTACTATATGGTGGAACGATTGTGAATGTTCCTCTTGTTTAAGGAAAAGAAATGACTGCAAGAATTCCATTAGTTATAAGTGGTACGCAAATAGAGGAACTCCAATCTGGGGATAATCTTGCTTTAACAGGTGCTACAAGCGTTACAACCCTTACTGCATCTGGTGACATTACTATGACAGGTACAGGGGAGATTCAAGTTCCTGCGGGAACTACTGCTCAACGTGCAGGATCTCCTTCTACAGGAATGTTAAGGGCTAACACAACCACTAATCAATTTGAAGGTTATATAAATGGTCAATGGGGTGGAATTGGTGGCGCACAAGCGGGTGGAGCTATTCAAGTAAATAACTCTACTGCTAACGTAAGTTATACAATTGGTGCAGGAACAAATGGTTTTTCTGTTGGACCAATAACCATTAATTCAGGAATTAGCATTACTGTTGCACCATCACAAAGATGGATAATTATTTAAGGAACAAACATGGCATCAACAATAAGTGCAGGAACAACGACAACAACTTCTTTAGTATATACGGCTGATACATCGGGCGTACTTCAGCTACAAACTAACGGCACGACTACTGCGGTAACAATAGATACATCACAGAATGTTGGTATACAAACTACACCTAGTGCTTGGAGTGCAAATAGACCCGCAATAGAACTTGGAGGTAGTGTACAAGGAGCTATTGCTTTTAATGGTAATAATAGCAATGGTGGTTTAATAACTTATAACAGTTATTACAATGGTAGTGCAACTGTTTATAAAAATACAGGTTATGCGTGTAATTACATCATAGGCACAAGTAGTGGCTCTCATGTATGGACTGTAGCACCATCAGGTTCAGCAGGTGCAAACGTATCATCTACTACAGCAATGTTATTGGATAACTCTGGAAATTTAACTATTTCTGGAGCAACTGCAACCAAAGCTACTGGAACAGTTTGGGCTAACCCGTCTGATACAAGACTAAAAAATAATCAAGCACTTTATACAAAAGGTCTTACTGAATTAAATCAAATTAAAGTAAAAACTTGGGTTTACAACGGTTTGGGAGGTTCTGTAAATGGGCAGGCTGGAATTGGTGTTATTGCAGACGAAGCTATGACCGTTTTGCCTGATACAGTTGATACTTATTCTGCAAAATTAAACCCTACGGATACAGAAGAAACCGATATTAAAAGATTTAATGCTAGTGAAGTTATTTGGTTATTAGTGACATCTTTGCAAGAATTAGATGCTAAATTTGAATCATATAAGGCTACACACCCATGATTACCCAAGAATTATTACATCATTACTTTGACTACAAGGATGACCACTTGTACTGGAAAAATGTTATTCATTTAAATCAAAGCCATTTGATCGGTCAAAAGGCGGGTTTTATTCACTCGACAGGGTATAGGCACATCACATTTAACATGAAGCAACACAAGGCTCATAGACTTATTTGGATGTATGTTTATGGTGAAATTCCTAAAGAAATAGATCATATTAATGGCAACAGACTAGATAATAGGTTAGAAAACCTTCGTTCTGTTACCCGCAGTCAAAACCAGTTTAATAAAGTTAAATCTGGCAATAATACTTCTGGATACCGTGGCGTATCTTGGCATAAAAAATCTAATTCTTGGGTTGCAAGAGTTTGTGCAAATGGTAAATCTATGGTTAAGTATTTAAAAGATTTAGAGCTTGCAGGTTTAGTCGCAGAAGAAATGCAAGACCTTATGTATGGTAAATATGCAGTTGAACGTAGACTGAAAGGAGCATAACATGGCATCAACAAGAATGAAAATGAATTATGAAGATTTAGAACTTGCAGAATTAGTAGCCTATGAAGCAAGAAATAAATATCATGGAAGATATGCCAACCATGGAGAATTATTATGAGTTATGGTCAACTTAACATAGATTTAATTACAGGTAGTGGTGCTGGTAGTGTCATTATTAATAATGGTACTAGTAACGTATTAGGTGTTACTACTGGTAATAACTTACAGATGCTACAAAATGGTGGTGGCATAGTATTCAATAATTCTTCTGCTAGTGTTAATAGCACGCTCAATGATTATGAGGCAGGGACTTGGACGCCAACAGTTACTGCAAATGGTGGTGGAAGTCCTACTTATACATCTGGCGGTACTTACACAAAAATAGGAAGAAGTGTTGTTGTTCAAGGATATTTTAATCTTACAAATACCTCTGGATCAGGATATGCCGTAGTCTCATCTTTTCCATTTACTGTTTTAGCAAATGCGACTGTAAGTACAAATTTTATTGGCGTAGCAAGAGAAAATTCAACAACAGGTTACCTTTTTCAAACTGCTATGTCACAAAACACATCAAATATGATTATTTGGACAACAACAAATGGCGGAATTACTTGGACAAACGGTTATAGCTATTGTTTTTCAATAACATACGAAACTCAATTCTAAGGAGTCAACATGACATTATCATCAACAACAATTATCGACAAAACAGAAGTGCTAGAAGACGGCACTATTCAAATACGCCAAGCAGAAATCATCACTAAAGACGGTGTTGAGATTGCTAGAAACTTTACAAGATGGGTACGTCATCCTGGAGATACTGGTGTTCATACTGATCCTAGTCCTGTACCTGCTATTGCTAGTGCGGTGTGGACAGAAGAGGTAGTATCAGCATATGAGGCTAAGGTTGCTTCACAAAAGCAATTAGGAGTTTAATATGATTGTTTTAGATGGTACAAATGGCGCACAAGTACCTGTGGTAACAACTACGCAAAAAAATGCTTTAACAGTTACTGCGGGTTATATTGTTTTTGATTCAACACTTGGCAAACTTTGTATATACACAGGAT